ATGCCTTCTTCGCTGTATTCTGTAATTTTATAACTTTACTCTCATATGTTATTGCAAATCCAAACAAATCTCCTTCGGGATCATTTGGCATACCTACAGGTTGCACTAAAAATATCCCTGCATGGGCAATGGTTCTCCATTCCATGTCAATAAATCCTAGATCTCTCAAGGCACACTCAAGTTTGAGTGAATGGCACCCATCTAGTAATAACATACGGTATACCGAACATTGTACCTTATGTAGAATACTTAACCTTTGTGAATCCGTTCATTTTTTCAAAAGTAATTAAATTATCCAGTCTATCAGTGAGTTCATCTATCTTATGAGATATCATAAACACATAAGCATCCTTAATGACATACTTGATGATCTTTGTAAACTCGTCAGTGCCGTTACTATCAAGTGAACTGTCAAATATTTCGTCAAGGATTAGTATATTTGTGCTAGATGAGTTCTTCATCTTAGCAATATCTCTCCAAGTAAACAGAATAGCAAGATCAATTCGCATTTTTTCACCCTCAGAGAATGATTCGTAACTGAATTTCTCATGTATGGGTGATTTAATCTTCTCATTAAACTGTTCATCTAGGGTAAAGTTGATATAGAAGTCCATCATCTGAAGATACTTATTAATCTTCTGATTCATGACAGGCAGATACCTTCTTATGATCTTTGCTTTGACTCCAGAGTCTTTCATCATGGAATTTGCAAATTCTAAGTAGTCTATATCTTCGGAATGGTTTGATTTATCCTTCTCTACAGTTGCTAACTCACCTTTGAGTGACTTGAGAGTGGCTCTCTCAGTATTTCGGTTTGCAATTTGTTCGGTAATCTCTTGAATTTCTGATTCATAATCTCTGATCTGTCGTTGATACTGAGAAATTTTAAAATGGTTTGTTGAAATGTCATTAGTGAGTTTGGTGATCTGTTTGGAGACATCTATAAACTCTTGGTCTCTTTTTTGTTCTTGGTTTATAGACTTGGTAAGGTCTTTGTAGGCGGAATTAATTTCCTTGACCTTACCTTCAATGTCTTCAATTTTATTTAAGCGAAACTCTTCTTCTATTTTCTGTCCACAAGTAGGGCATGATACATTATCCTTAAAGAACTTATGATCGGATGTCACGTTCTGTATCCGTTGTTCCAGTTTGATTTTAATTGTGTTCATTCTCTTAAGAGAAGAGCGGGCAGATGACACATTTTCCAACTCAGGTTGGTATTTTGTCTTGATTAAATTTTCATATTTCTTATTATCTCCCATCAAAGTAGACTCATCTTCAAATAGATTATCTAACTTTGATTTAGTTTCCTGTATTCTTTTCTTTCCACTCTTATCAAGATCAGCAATGAAGTTTTTTTGCATTGTTATCTTCTCTTCTATCATATCTTTTCTGATAGTCAGTTCTCTGATCTCTGTATTGGCCTTACTAATCTTATCTCTCAGTATTTTAGACATACCTGAGAAGATTTTAATATCCAATACGTCCTCAACGATTGCCCTACGATCAGTATTACCTAGTTGCATGAAAGGAACGAAGGTTGCAGACCCTAAGATGGTTGTCTGAGTAAAAGACTTATAGTTAAGTCTAAGTATATTGTTTTCTAAGTGTGCCTGTTGATCTAATTGATTGGCAAACTGATCTTGTAATTTACCATCTATGTAAATTTGGAACAAAGTAGGTTTCATACCTCTTACAATGGTATAAATCTTACCCTGTATCTCAAATTCTATCTGAACTTCACATTCTTTTTCGTTTACAGTGTTGATTAACTGTGCCTTCTTAATTTTTCTGAATGGTTTATTGTATAATACAAAGGTCAAAGCATCCAAAATAGTAGATTTACCCGCTCCATTTGCACCTACTATTAAATTTGTCGGAGATTTTTGAAAACTTACAATTATAAATTGATTACCAGTTGAAAGAAAATTACGCCACCGTATCGTTTTGAATATTATCATAATCTTTTGGTGGAATTACTATATCATCTGCTGAGATAATAACATATTTGTATTTGTGTTTCTGACATGTTTCTACAGCCAGTGTATCATCTATTTGAACAACTGTCAAGGGGATTGATTCATTTGCTTCTAACAATCCAGCATACCTTGTTGCATCATCTTCCTGTTCAAAAAGGTACAAAGCTTTATGGCCATCATCATTCGTGACAGCGTACGCTCCTTCCCCTTCTTTTCCATGAAGTGACAGTATGAACATAGGTTTACTCCGTTTCACAGGCTTCCAAGTAAACTTCTTTGAGAAGTGTTTTCACTCTGTCTTTTTTTAATTCAAAGTCAGAGTCTTCAATATATTTATTAAGAAGGGTTAAAGTATCTTCTACTTTTTCCCCATCCAAATCAACTTCTGTATCATTAATTGCTGTATTTTCTACAACTTTAAGATCTATGATGCCTGCTTTTAAGAGTTTATCGAGGAATTTATCATACTGTAATTGACTATTTCTAGACCTAATGAATAATTTTACAATCTTATCTTTATATAAGTGTGCCTTGAATAGTTCTGATGGAGTACTATCGAAATATATCTTCTCAAAGATAGTATATGTATTCTCTATAAACTCAATCTCTCCTGTTTCTGTATCCAAGATATTAAATCCTCTCTTATCCCCACAATCATTCCAATACATTTCATATGGATTACCTAAGTAGAAGACCTGTCCGTCATTACTTCTAGTATGATAGTGTCCTGAGAATACCGTAGGGAACTTGGCAATGATACCTTTATCAATACCACCCTGCTGGAACATGCCTGGATATAATTCAAATCCATTGAGTTCCAAATGACTAAATGCCATCTTTGCATCTGATTTTTCTATCGCTTCAAGAGTCTCTTGATAGTTCTCATCACATATCCAAGGCAACATCATTGCTTTGAATCCATCTATGTCATATGTATCTGGTGATGAGATAGGAGTGATGTTGTCGTAGTGTTCTAGGAGTGAATCAATTGAGTTTATCTTGTTTGTATTCTTATAGTAAACATCATGATTACCTACAAGTTGCCAAACTTTCACGCCTAATTTTTCAAACTTGTCATATACATGTTCTTTTGCCCAGTCTAAAGACCAGTAATCTATGTTCTTTCGGTTATCAAAAGCATCTCCCATATGGATGCAATACTTGATACCTCTCTTTTCTAGTTCTGGAAAGAATATATTGTCATAGAATTTTTGAAAGAAGTCATGGAAGACCTTGTTACCTCGTCTACCGCCAAAATGCGTATCAGTTATTATTGCTATCTTCATTTCTTATGAATTCTTTTTTTTCGTAATCAAAGTTAGGGTGTGGTTCAGCAGGCACCCAAGGTTTCTTGGACTCATTACCAATAACTATGAACCTGTCAGCAGCAAATGTTCCTGCCAAACTGATTCTAATCTCTTCACCATCAACCCAATTCATAGATCCATCTTTCTTGGTATGATTCATCAACTCTTGGATCTTGTCAATCATTTCTTGTGTTAATTTCATTGATTCATTTTTGTTTGTACTGCTTCCTTTATTGAATTATAGTCGCTAGAATAGCCCCCATCATCGTCAACATGCATAACCTCATCATACCCTGACTTCTCGATGATTTTCTCACGGATTTCCATTTGTTTTTTTTCTTTCTGTATACGTCTGAGAAAAGCATAGTGTATGATTTGAGTGAAGTAAGCAAAAGGATTCGTAGATTTCTCTGGATTGAAGTTATGTATATACTGAACGCAGTTCTCGATGCCATCTGATATCATGTCCTCCCTAAACATGTAGTTTACAAAATTTGGTTTGTATGATAAATGAGTCGCAATTTTTACAAAGCACTCTCCAAGGTAGTTTGTGATGCGTGGTTTAGGATCACCCTTCTCCTCCGCCTCCTTTACGTCAGCTTTATATTGAACTATTGCGTATAAGAATTCTTTATTGTTAACGTAATGTTCGGATCTTTTCCTAGTTCTAGTACCTTTTGCGGGCATTTATATTACCTCTTTTGTTAGTTTTAGTATAACATAAAATCGGACGCTTGACAAGTCTTCAAATTAGATGTACAATAGCTCTGTCAGAGCGCAAAACAGCCTTAGCTGCTATAAAGCTCTTAGTTACTCAGGAGCTTCCGAGC